TAACGAATCAGCTAACGGCACGGTGACTGGAATGAATCTAGTCACTTATGCAAATGCAGTCAAACTTACTGCGATGAATAGAACGGTGTCTGCAACACAGACACAAGAAGAAGGAGACAACTTGGTTTCTTATTGGGTTCAATCAATCATCGGTAAATTTGAGCAACAATCACAAACTGATAAGAATGCTATCGAATCGTTAGCGGCTGCTCAGGAATTGGTTGTTGTAGTTGAAAAGCAGAACTCAACGTTCGAAGTCTATGGTCTTGACTATGGATTAAAGATGCGTGGTTCTACGAAATCAACTGGTGCAAACGTTGGTGATGATAACAAATGGAACTTAACGTTCAATCAGACTGGCTACGGCGAGACTCGTCCAGCACCTGATTTCTTGAACGTTTCATACGCAAACACTAAGGCTCTTTTAGAGTCGTACGTAGCGTAACGATACAAGCCGAGCGAGTCGAAAGGCTCGCATCAGGCACAACTAAGACAAGTTTCATAGTTTGTTTTAGGTTAATTCAAATCGCCCTTTTCACATACGTGAGGGGCGATTTTGTTATTTAAAATATTTTGTTATATATTTGTAATACGGAAGGCACGAAGCTAACCGATTAACCTAAACAAATATATTTATGAACTTTTTTGATCCAATCCCAAACGCCGATTTTCAAATCGGAATCACCTTTGCATTACTATGTGTAATGTTTATTTTCTTATACGCTGGTGTTAAAATAATCAATCGAATCGAGGAGTTACGAAGCGATATGTTGCAGGAGGACAAGGTGGTGTTAAATGAAGTGTTGGACGTACGCCATTATGTGGATACTACACTTGCAGAATGTTATAACTCTATTGAAATTCTTAAACACCAACTTAATCGCCCACTATACGAAGTTGGCAACACTATTTGGTACAATGACGGAGCAAAGAATAAGCCTGGCGTATTCGAGGATATAAAAGGCAAAATTGTATCGGTGAAAAGCGATGGCAAATCAGAACCTTTATATCTAATCAAAGTTAGTACGAAATCAGAGGTTATTATCCCTCAATCACTCATCACCGCATGGACGAATTAAAAGAATATTTCCGAACGAACGGAACAATATTTAACAAGCAAAACGAATCGAAATGGTTCGAACTTCGTGACTTGCTCCGTTCATTGGGGCATCATGCAGGTTCGGTTCGATGCGGTTCGTGTCGAAGGAAGATGTTTGATTTATTGTGTAAGATATGAACGTACAACTATATCAAATCCTATACGACGAGTCGCAACGAGCAAGCCTATCAACTAGTACTATTTGGTACGATAACTCAAACGCTACAAATCAGCCTTGCCTAGAGAATCACGTTATTGCAGAACTGCTTACAAGTGGAGACCATAACGGTGCTGACTATTTCGGCGTGTTATCGTGGGCATTCGAGCGTAAACGTGCGGTTCGCATCGATAAACTCCTGCCTCTCGTTGACGGCTCGGTAGATGTGTATGCGTTTGATAACATGCACAAGCAACCGAACGTATGGACTAAGGCGGAAACGTGGCACAAGGGTATAATCGGGGCGGCACGTGAGGCGTTTTTTGAGATGGGACGAGCAGATGTAGCTACCACCTTCGACAAGGTACGCACACCTAACATCTACTCGAACGCCTTTATAGCACGCACATCAGTGTACGAGGATTACGTTACGAATTGGCTCGTTCCGTTTATGAATGCATTAGCTCACGTAGAATCGGCTCAAACCGAGTGCAAGAGTTATACGGCACTCAAGCGGAAACAAGGCGTTACAGCCGAGCATTTGCAGCGTGTGACGGGTTATCCGTACTACACACTTATGCCGTTCATTTGCGAACGGCTATTTTCAACTTATTTAGCATTTAATCCACACTTAACGATAAAACATATAGCATGAAGATATCAATCATTCACGCCTCATACGGCAGAGCAGACCTACAGACCATGACCGCTTGGAAATGGATGGATAACACATCAGGCAAGCACGACATAGAGTACTTGCTTAGTATTGATAAGAGCGACACGTCACTATATCCCGATGCAATTAGTTACAAGCAAGACTACATTACCGCCAAGGTTATTAAAAACGATACGAATACATCGGTTGCGGCGATAAACAAGGCAGCATCGGTCGCTACGGGTGATATCTTCGTGGTTATCTCGGACGATTTCGACTGTCCGAAAAATTGGGACGATTTAATAGTCGAGCAGGTGCAGGATAAAACCGATTGGATTCTAAAGACTCAAGACGAAACGCAACCTTGGATTATTACCTTGCCGATTATGGATCGTGCGTATTATGAAAGTTATGGTTATGTGTATCCACCAGCGTACACGCACATGTTTTGCGATACTCACTTGACGCACCAAGCTGATATTACTGGATGCAAGCTGACTAGTTTGCTAGAGTTTAAACACAACCACTACTCGGTCGGTGGAATAGCTAAGGATGCAACAAGCATCAAAGCCGATTCGACTTGGAACGTAGGCGAATACACCTACCTTGCTCAATGCCGTAAGTGGCAAGAGCTTGGTCTTGATGTACTAGGACTATTACCACCCGAAGCAGCAGCACATAAAAACTGGTTAAAGCAACGTATATGAAACTATCCATACTAATCGCAACCACAAAGCAACGTGTCGAACTATTCGAGATGTTGCTGCACGAATTCGATCGTCAACTAATCGATCTTCACGAGCCGATGCAATCATTCGGTTCGGCTCTAAATGACCTTATCACAAGAACAACGGAATCAGTCGAACTTGTAGCACTATCCGATAACAAAGAGATAAGCATCGGAGACAAACGTCAACGTCTACTTGAACTTGCACGAGGCGAGTTTATTGTTTATTTTGATGATGACGACATGCCAAGTAAGGAATACATTTGCTTGATTCTTAAAGCTATCACGCCCGACGTTGACTGCGTAGGAATGAATGTGGTAATGACAACAAACGGAGTTAAGCAGCAGAGATGTTGCCATCGTTTAAAGTATAAAACGTGGGCTAACCGTGTCGATGGTTGGGATTATGTCCGAAATATCACGCACTTTAATCCAGTGCTTCGCTCCGTTGCGTTACGTGTCGGATTTAAAGACTTACGATTTGGAGAAGATAAACTTTATTCGGATGGCGTGTCGGCATTGCTACGAAAAGAATCGTACATCACCGAGCCGTTATTTCATTACAGATATAAAATAGAACCACATAACGAAAAATATGGCATTAAATAACATAACTCTATCCATCCTAATTCCATCTATCCCCGAACGACTCGATATGGTTCGTGCATTACTGACTCGAATCGAAGATATCTGCCCGAACAACACTGAGGTGCTAGTATTAATCGACAATAAGAAGATGAGCATCGGCGAGAAACGACAACGTCTGCTAGAGATGGCACGAGGCAAATACATTGCATACTGCGACGATGATGATAACGTAACAGAATCGTATCACTTGCTAGCAGACTATACGGGCGATGTTGACATTATCACATTCCTACAACACGCCGAAGTGGACGGACATAAGACGATTGTTGACTTCGATTTGAATCATACCGAGAACGAGGTGTTCGTAACTGACGGAATCACTAAGCGCAGACCTTTTCACGTTTGTGCGTGGAAGCGTAGTCTAGTTCAAGATGTTCCGTTTGATAGGTCGAATTGGGGTGAGGATTGGGATTGGTGTGAGCGTTCGCTTGAGCGCATTAAGACGCAACACAAAATACACGACATATTACACATTTATAAACACGATAAAAACATAACTAGAGCATGGCAAAAAGAGCAATAATAAACGCATACACTGGCGAGGGTTGGTACGAGCAAGGTCAAGCAAGACTACTTGCTACATTAGGCGGAGTCGATGCGGACGTATTTGGTTGGAACGAAGTGGACTTGCAAGAGTCAGTCTACTATGATAAGAACTGCCCATACACAATCAAAGCAGCAGCATTCGACAAAGCTATCAAGCTCGGTTACGAGCAAATCATTTGGCTCGATTGTTCGGTTCAAGTCGTTAAAGACTTAACCGATTGGTTCGAGCTGATTAATACCGATGGTTACTACTTCATGACTGGCGGGTGGAACTGTGCGCAGGAATGTAACGACTACTCGCTTGCATACTTCGGATACACAAGAGACCAAGCCGAGCTGATGCCGTGCTTGTGGTCTTGTATCTTTGCGGTGGACTTGCGAAACGCTAAGTCTCGAAAAGTAATGGATGAGTTCTTAGAATCGTGTTCTCTTGGAGTATTTCATGGATCACGTCATCACGACGGACAAAGCCAAGACGCTCGGTTCTTACACCACCGACAAGACCAATCGTCTCTATCTTTGGCGTTCCATCGAGCAGGGATTGAAAAGATACACTTGCCACATATTCACATGGCATACACGGGAATGGGTGCAGAGATTAAGGATACAACATTATTTACGGTACAAGGAGGGATATAATGAACGGCAAACAAGCAAGAGCACTCCGTAAGATAGCACAGCTCAACACAGAAGATAAGGCATCTAGTAAGATAGCAAATAACATAATTAAAAAAGGATTCAAACAATTTAAACGTAGCGGCAACGTAGGTCGTACAAAATAATGACACATCAAGACTATTTAAGACAAAACGCATTAGGGTTTGAGGGCGATACGCACCTAGCCGAAGCGGTTAAAGACCTATGCACTAAGAACAACATCACGTGGATCATCGAGACGGGAACGTTTCGAGGGGCAACGACTAGACACTTGTCGGCTCTAGCTGAACGTGTCGATACGATTGAAGTCGTAGAAGCGAATCAAACTATTGCGATTGAATACACTCGTGACTGCCCGAACGTAACGCATCATCTCGGTTCGAGTGATGTCGTGCTAGAAGATATACTTAAAGCGTACAAGAAAAAAGGTGCAAGACCGAATCTGTTCTGCTTTTTAGATGCGCATTGGGAGAAGCACAACCCGTTACTAAATGAGTTGGCGGTTTTGGCTAAATATAATTGGAAACCCGTTATATTGATCCATGATTTCCTCGTGCCAGGACGTCCCGAATTAGGGTACGACCAATACGGTGCAATCACCTACGAATGGGCTTGGATTAAGGATGCAGTCGAGAAGATTTATGGCGTTGATGGGTTCGACTTTTGGTATAATTCCGAAGCGGTCGGAGCTAAACGTGGTGTGATAGTATTGAAACCTAAGTATAAGCCAACGAAGTAATGTCAATCATTGGAGGATTCGTTGCACTCTTATTAGATAAGAACAGCGATATAGCTAAAAAACGCAAGGCAATCTGTAAAGGTTGCTTTGTATCTGAGTACGGGGCAAGTCGGTTCTGTAAGATTAAGCACGGCGGATGTGGATGTATTTGGGCTGCTAAAATTAGAGATAAAGAAGAATCTTGCCCTTTGGAAAAATGGAGGGCTGAGCTATGAGCAAGTTAGCTGCAATATGGAATGTCTACGATGGTGACGAACTGTTGCCGTATAGCATCTCTCAAATCCAACCGCACGTAGACGTTATTATTATCGTCTATCAGAACGTGTCGAACTTTGGCGAATCGTACCGACCGACTCTACCCGAACGAGGCACTATCAACGTGCAGTATCATCCCGACTTAACGAAGTCAGGCACGTTTAATGAGACTCGTAAGCGTAACTTAGGACTTGAGGTGGCACGAGCAGAGGACTGTACGCACTTCATATCAATGGACTGCGACGAGCTCTACGATGGGCTTGTGTTTAAGAAACATCGTGACATAGTCGAGCAGTACGATGGTTCTGCTTGTCGTATGCTGACCTACTACAAGCACCCGAACATCAGACTCAACCCGTTAGAGGATTACTACGTGCCGTTCATTAGTCGAATCTATCCAACAACTAGGTTAGGTAGTGCAGGTTATCCAGTCCTTGCCGATCCAACTCGAACCGTATCGACTAGTAAGAACTTCTACATCATAGACGAACCAATAATGCACCATTTTAGTTGGGTGCGTTCCGATATTGCCAGGAAGCTACGCAACTCGTCAGCATCGGGCAGATGGCGTGATAAGATACCTGCTATGGTTGAGCAGTTCGACGCGTTCGAGGAGACTGGTAAGATGGCACACTTTGAGCAGTATCATTGGGTTAAGGTTGCGAATGTGTTTGACCTACCTCGCTTCGCCTGAGGCGTAGCAGTGTACAACATCTGTACAACATTACACCTACATAGTTCGTAAATTTGAGTATATCGAAGCACTACCTAGCAAGTCTAGGTGGTGCGAGCCGATAATAACCAATTTACGATGGCAAAACAACAAGAAAAAAATCTAGAGGAGATAGCTAAGGGCGTTTATATGTTCGAAGCGAAAGCACCAATTAAACCACCTCTTGCCACGATAACTCGTAACGTAAAGTTCAACGTAATTAACTTCGGCAAGAATAACAACTTTCCGCAAGAACTCATTCGTGCTATCAATAATAGTCCAACGGCTCGTGCTTGTGCGAAATCACACGCTAAGTTCATTGCTGGTGACGGCTTTATGTTTGAAGATTCGCCAGTTACACCTACTTTAGAAAAGATATTCGACTCCGAGCTATTAGCTCGTATGTCATACGATTACGCATACTTTGAGACCATTGTATTGCACTTGCAATTCAACATGAATGGTGAGCTTGTAAACATCGGACACGTTGATGCAAGTACTGTTCGTCTTGCTGAACCTGATGAGGACGGTGTTATTCGCCGTTGTAAGATTTCAGCGAATTGGGAAGAGACAGTTGGACGTTATGCGTACTTGAACATTCCAATCGATTATGATTTATACGATCCGATTCACACGAAGGAGACGATTGCTAGTTTACAAGAACCTGCCGAGTTCCAAAAGTGGAAAGGGGCGATTGTTTATGCTAAACGTTACGCACCAGGGCAACCGTACTATGTGACACCGTCTTGGTCAGCTTCGCTTAATTGGGCTTATGCTGACGGAGAGATTCAGAACTTTCACGCTAATAATATTGATAATGCGTTTATGCCGAGCGTACTTGTGTACGTTCCAGGCGAACTGAAAGGAACAACACCTGACGGTCGGACCAAACGTGATGCGTTCAAAGAGAAACTATCTGAACTGAGCGGAGCAGAACACGGCGGAGAACCCGTTGTGTTGTACGGCAAGGAAGGAAGCCAACCCGTTATCACGCAGTTTAATGCGAATAGTAATCATGAGCTATTTATCAGCTTGAGCAACCTTATCACCGAAGCTATCACACGTGCGTTTCAAATCCCACAGATACTTGCAGGAATTAAAACAGCAGGTCAGCTCGGAACTTCTAACGAGATTTCGAATAGCATCGAGCTATATTACAACACCGTTATCAAAGACGATGTGAACTTTATCACTGCGTTATGTGAGGACTTGGCACGATGGATTCCAGGTTATGCAGGCGAACCGATTAAGATTGCTAACTCGAAACCTTTTAATTACATAGATGGTGCGTTTAAAGACGACTATACATTGGGCGAACGTAGAGAGGCGAGTGGATATAATGCTGAGATGCCGCCATCAGAAACAATTCAGCTTGAAGCAACAACAGAACGTACATCACAAGCACTTGGAGCATTGAGTCCATTGGTTGCAAATAAAGTATTAGAGTCAATGACACCTGATGAGATTCGTCAGTTAGTTGCATTGCCTCCAGCAGAAGGTGGCGGTAAGCTTCCCGATGCACCAGCAACAGTGTTAAACATAGGAGGTAGATACAATGGCTAACTGCTGCAACACTAACTTTATCGAGGTACAAGACTTCTACGGCATAACAAACTTGTCAGAAAACGTCGATGCGACTAACATTGCTATTGCTATCCGAGAGACTCAAATCAAATACATCAAGCCGTTGTTCTGCACGGAACTATACGACGAGCTCGTTACGCAAGTAGATAGCGACTCGCTTAGTACTATCAACGCAGAGCTGATGTGCTATATAAAAGATATACAAGTCCGTTACGCCTTCGCAGACTTCTTACGAATCCAACCGATTCGAATCACTAAGGAATCAGTTGTTCGTAAGGTAACAAATGAGAGCGAGTTCGTGTCGTTTGAAGAGAACGCAAACTTAGCGAAATGGTGGAGAGACCAAGCATCGAACTATATTAAGCCGATGCGAGACTTCATGGATTTGAACGTTGATTTAAACCCACTATACAAAGATTGCACTGATTGCTCAGCTCAGGCTGACGATGATTTTGACTGGGGTATATGCTAACTATATTTGCAAATAGCGACTCGACGATATACTTGGATGGACTCGATCCGTTCTCGTACTACCTGCTCGTGTTTAAGCAACCAAACTGCGTCGAGCTAACTGATGTTATAGCACCCGATGTGAATTGTAACGATGGCTTACTGACGCTGAACGTTACATTCCCGATGGGAGTGTATAAGGTGGATGTGTACGGTCAATCGGATTACTCGAATGTGTCGACGTTGTTGGCATCATACGTGCGAACAGAAACTATACGAGTGTACAACCCTGAGCTGATATGTTGGGCTTCATCGGTACTGACCGATGAGTTTAACTATCCGCTAGATGATGAGAATGAACAAGATTTATACGAATAAATATGGCAAGAATTAATAAACTATATGAGAAACCAAGAGTAACAACGGTAGTTGCTAATGATGATTTATTAAGTGTTGGACAGAAGCAATCTGATGATAGCTATGATTGTAAGACTATTACAATAACTAATTTCCTTGCGGATATTTCTATACTTGAGATACTAAGTATTACTCGTGCTAATTTATTAACTTTAATAAGCACTAGTGGTTTGGTTGTAGGGAAGTCTTACAATATTACGGATAAGGCTCTTTTGGTAATTGCTGTTTCTACCTCTATTTTAGATGAGATAGCAATACAAACAGCAGATGGTAATAATGTAGCTTACGATATTACAACAGATACAATAACTCCTATTCAGCAAACTCAAATAAACGGAACGGGCTTTGTTAAAGCAGTTGGAACAACTTTGAGTTACGATAATAACACTTACTTAACTACTATAAGCGGTATCGCAGCAGGTGGCGAATTAAGTGGTACATATCCAAATCCTAGTTTAGTAAATAGTGCAGTTACTGGAAAGGTCTTAACAGGGTTAAGCGTTACTGGTAGTGCAGTAGTTTCTACCGATTCGGTTTTAACTGCAGTTGGTAAATTACAAAATCAAGTAAATGGATTAGCAGGTGGTGTGGAGTATCAAGGCACTTGGAATGCATCAACGAATACACCTACTTTAACATCGAGTGTTGGAACGCAAGGATTTTATTATGTAGTATCTTTTGCTGGTTCGACTAACTTAAACGGAATTACAACGTGGGAATTAGGCGATTGGGCTATATTTAATGGAACGGCTTGGCAAAAAGTGGATAATACCGATGCAGTAGTTTCAGTTAATGGATATACTGGCATCGTTACTTTGAGTGCTACTGATGTTAGTGCAGTACCTACTTCAGCTATTAGTGGCACATCAGGAACAATACCTTTATTTGGTGCTTCAAATACGTTAGCCAATTCACTAATAACACAAAGTGGAAGTAATGTTACGACAACTGGAAACAGTGTTGTTACTGGAAACTTAACAGTTGACACAAATACTTTTTTTGTAGATTCTACGAATAATAGAGTAGGTATTGGAACAACATCGCCTCTATCAGGTATGATGCATATTTATGGAACTGCAGGAGCATCGTCAGTAAGATGGAGTGAAGCAGCAACTACCGTAGGTTTTGTGGGTGGAGCAAATGGTCTTGTTAGTGGTAAGAACGGCTCATTTATGGTTCGAGGAGAAGCAGGCTTGGTGTTAAGTGGAGTTGGTAATGCTAATAACCTATATATTGATTCTACAGGCGATATTCAAACTAATTCTACAACCGATACTGGAGAACATTTTATCATTGGAGGTAGTGCAAGGGTTAACGGAACTGCAACCATCACAGGAGCGGTGACATTAAGTTCAAGTATGACGATGGCTGGTGATTTAACAACCACTCAAAATGGCTCAACATACTATAGAGCAACTGCTAATAATAACAATGCTGCATCTGGTTTAGTTATGACTACTGGGAATGGTGCATCCTTACAGGCTTGGTTAATAGCAAATAATATATCAGGAGCTAGTGGGGAACTAGCTTTCCGAGATTCAACATTAGGAGCAAACGTATTAACTTTAAGCAAAGGAACAGGAGTAGCTACCTTTAGTAGTAGTGTAACAATAGGAAATAAAACAACAACACAAATAAATGCTTTAACCCCTGCAACAGGAATGGTAGCATTCAATACAACGCTTGGCACATTATGTTTTTACGATGGTGCAGCGTGGAAAAAAGTAACTCATTCAGCAATGTAAACTATGGAAAATTTAAAAGTTTTAATTCAGGCGATTGAAATCGCACAACAAAAAGGGTGTTACTCATTACAAGATGCAGTAACTATTGCAAATGCTATCGGACAACTTCAACAACAATTAGATGTTAAAGCAGTTAGCGAAGATAAGTAAAGGTGCTTATAGTGGTGTGTTTGATTATAAAATCTTGCACACCATTGACAAGCG